AATATGTCACGATGAGTATCGATAAGAACAGTCCTGACGTGTTTAATGGTGTTGTTGTTCCTGAAGCGACCGCAATTGTCACGAATGGTGCTGTTACAGGATTTACAATTCAAGAACCTGGCGAAAATTTAACGCGAGCATACTTAAATGGTGAGGATCCAATCCTTACTATTGCTGCTTCTCCATCGCCAAATGGTAAAGATGCCGCAATTGAAGGTATTTTTGTTGGAGGACAGTTATCTTCCATCAAAATTATTAGTGGTGGAACTCTATATTCGTCTTCAGACCCGCCAAGAGTCTTTATTTCCAACACTTATAAGAAGGCAACTACCAAATATAGTAACGCTGGGTATGAACCAGGTAAATTAGAGCGGTATAAAGAACTATTTGATAGTATGCCAGGCGGTGCTGTCGATGCTTCTCGACAAAGTGAGTTCAATGAATCTGCGGATACAGTTCCAAAAGATATTACTTTTACCACACAATCTGAGAATGTTGAAGTTAAATATGATACTCAAAGAAGGAGAGCAGATATTTTAGCGCAAAGACTGTATAGTAAAGCAAAAACAGACCCACTTTATGATATTATGGTCAGAGATGATGCCAATTGGGACCACCTAGACCAGGTAGATTTTAAGGATGCGACTAAAGCATTGCTTGAAACTGATGAAGGAACAAAGCAAAACACCAGAAATATTATTTCTGGATTGACACAACTTCAGGTTCCAGAGTATAATGTTCAAGATGAGGTCCTCGTCGAAACCGTACAAGGTAGAATCGGAGACCTCCCATATGCATCCCAATTTACTAAATATGTACTGAGGCAATATCGTGCCGATCCTGCAAAAGAACAGTCTATTCAAGTGACTCTTTCATGTGAACCAGTTAATCCTGGTATTAATGAAACCGCATGTCCTCCGCCAACTCCGTTTCCTGGAGGAACCGAACCTGAAGAAACTGATCCCGAAACTGGGATTACGACAGGTTCTACGACAACATGTATAGTAACTGGTCCTTTTGGTCCTGGTTGCCAAGCATGGTCAGTTTCTGGAAACATGAAATTCTTACATGATATGACTCGTTCTGCAGCGAATGTTGTCGATGCTGCTAAAGCATACGGAAATCCACTTTTACAAACGTAAGAACTATGGCATCGGGTTTGGGATTGTTTATGGGAAACTGCTCTGGTCACGGACTGGGTTCAGGTTCATCGCATCATCCAGGATTGGGTGGGGGTACTCTTCCCAACTGTCCACACGTTCCTTTAGACCCTAGAATCAAGGCAGTTGATGTAAAGGCTATGGATGCCGTTACATTATGGCCACCAATTGCACAACTTCCTTTAGGAGTTGCTAAAGCAGCTGCTGCAAGAGTCGTAGTTAATGGTAAAATACCAATGGTGGACCAGGATATTCTTACTCCTCATCCTACCCCTACACAACATACTACCACTTCTACAGGCGATAAATGTTTTGTTACATTAAATTCACCTGCCTTCTGGTGTACTAAAGGCATTACTGGTGGCAGAGAATCGCCTACAGGTCATGGTAGAAAAGTTTTTGCTACTGCTAAAACTGTGTTTATTGGAGGAGTTAGAGTCTCTAAATTTGGAGACAAGTTGGGTGATGGTTCGACTGCATTCCCTTGCAATTCTGTTGTAACTGGATGTAGTATTAATGTTTTTGTTGAAATGTCTGGAGGTTAATTATGGCAACACGCAGTAAGTCCCTTAGTGGAAAAGTTCTCATTGAGTCCAAACCTAAAAAAACAAGACAGGGGTGTGGACAAAATACTAAGTATGCAGCAACTTCTAGAAATGGTGCTCGCAAACGCTATCGTGGTCAAGGCAAGGGTTGAACAATTGCCCTAAATAGTACGATAGTGCTTAAATGAAATGGCGTTAAAACCGATTTCTGGTAAAGATATAAAGAGGTCTAAGTCTTTTAAGGACCTTAGTATGTCTTTTTCCAGAAATCGGTTTACAGATGACGTGTCTTCAGTAACAAATGAGAATTCTATAAAACAGGCGATTAAAAATCTTATTTTAACAGTCCCTGGAGAAAAACCATTTCAACCTCTAGTTGGGTCTAGAGTATATGAACTCTTATTTGAACCACTGGATCCATTTACAGTAGATGCAATTCAGGATGAGATAATAAATACAATTACTCAACATGAAAAAAGAGTACAATTGATAAATGTTGATGTAACTCCAATTTATGAAAATAATAAGATTAATGTGAGTGTGGAATATCAAGTTATCGGAGTTCCCATTATTGAAGAAATCACGTTTGTCTTACAACAATTAGGATAATGCAACCAAATAATTTAACTGCTTTAGACTTTGAGGATATTAAGTCTTCAATCAAGTCTTATCTGAGAACCAGAACAGAGTTTTCGGATTATGACTTTGATGGGTCTGCATTATCATATCTTATTGATGCATTAGCATATAATACTTACTACACCTCGTTTAATGCTAATATGGCATTGAATGAGGCATTTTTGCCATCTTCTAGTGTAAGAGATAATGTTGTAAAGATTGCAAAACTTTTAAACTATACACCAAAATCTATTATTTGCTCAAAGGCATGTTTGCAATTAACTATTCAAACAGAGTTAAATAATGGATTTTACCCATCTTCAGTTACTATACCAAAAGGACCCGTTGCAACGGGCGGAAACTACGTTTGGAATTTAATTGACGATACTACAGTAGAAGTCAATCCTTCGACGGGTACTGCTGTATTTGATAATTTAGAAATATACGAAGGTTCTTTAATCGAATTCAATTATCTGGTAAACACTTTTGCAAAACAAAAATATATTATTCAATCTCAAGACGCAGATATTTCTACATTGAGTGTCCGAGTTAAACCTAACGAAACATCTACAAATTCCGATTTATACTCCAGAGTAGATAATATTACCAATCTTGAATCTGATACTAGGGTTTATTTCATATCAGAAACTAATGATATGAGGTATCAAATTAGATTTGGTGATGATAGTGTTGGAAGGTCTGTAAAGGATGGTGAGGTAATTAATCTCCGATATATGGTGACCTCTGGTGCTGAGGCAAACGGAGTACAATCGTTCTCCTTTATTGGGAGCATTATTGACTCTAATACTCTTGCTTATTCTCCAAGTCTTTCTACTGTTGTTGTAAAGGCAAAATCTCAACTTGGAGATGCAGCAGAAAATGTTGAGTCTATTAAGTATTATGCTCCAAGATATTATTCTGCCCAATATAGAGCAGTTACTGCTCAAGACTATGAAGTAATTACTAAAAATATTTACGATAACGCTGCAGCGGTCGTGGCATATGGTGGAGACTCTTTAAATCCTCCCATTTATGGAAAGGTTTACGTTGTAATTAAGACAAAAACTGGGTCAAATCTTAACGACCAAACTAAAAAGAGTTTGTCTTCGCAACTTAGAAAATATGCTATGGCTTCTATTGAAGCAGTCGTTACAGACCCTGATGATATTTACATCAACCCCAGAATTTATGTAAATTACGATACTGGATGTGGTTCAAATACATCTCAGATTAAGAGTGATATCTCCAAAGCAATTGTAGATTGGGGGACACAGACAAAGATTAATAACTTCAATTCATCCTTTAGTGCTCAATCATTTGAAAGAGCGATTGAATTGTCTAATAAGTGTATTACTGATGTTTCTACGCAAATTACAATCCTTAAATACATTCTTCCAAATAGTAATCAGACGAATACGTATTGCATTTCTACGGGGTCTCAAATCTATAATAGTGCCCCTTCTCAGGACGGTTCGGATGGTTCGTGTAAGAAAGAACCTGTAGTCCTCTCAGGACCCTTTAGAACCGCTGATAGACCAGGAATTGACCAGCAGTTTGAAGACGATGGTTATGGCAACCTGAGACTATTTTATAACACTGGAAATAGAAAAGTTTATACTAATGACACTGCTGGAACAGTTAATTATTCTACAGGTGAAATATGCTTCGGTCCCTCAAATATTGTCGGTACTGGAGGAAATGTTCCTGATGATGATTCAATTTTAATTAGTGATACTACAACTGGTGTTGGTGAAGTTATTGACCCAGACAATCTTCCCACAGGATTACAAATTCCAGTATTAGTAATCCCCTCAAATAGTTCTGTTATTCCCGCTACAACACCAGGCACTATTATTAACGTCATTAGTCCAGAAATTTCTGTTACTCCTGTTGGAACACAGTTCCCATCAACAATCCCACTAAATAGTTTGACACCAGCAGTGTTTAATGTAACACCTGATCTCTTGGATATTCCAACAATAGATAATTCTGGTTCCCTTA